GTACCCCGGCTTTGTTTTTTAGGTAGTTGCTATCTTCAAGGCTTTAACTGCCTCGAACATTACGATTCCACCACCGACCCTCTTCGTTGTATAGAAGAGGGTATTTCCCTTGGAGGTATAGGGATCTCGGAGAATACGAATGCCCGTTCGGTCGAGAATGAGATACGCCCTCTTAAAGTTACCGAAGAAAACGGGAAAAGCGTTTCCGGCAATGTCTGCGGTGTTGTCATCGTAGGCTACCGGTTTACCCAAAAGCATGTCAGGGGCGTTAGCCACAAGACCTGGCTGCCAGAGGTACTCACCCTCACCAGTCTTCAGAGTACGGATCTTTGCACAGGTAGCATCGTTAAGGAGCCAAGTAGCTCCGTTACGATAAACCGGTTTAAGCGCGTGCTGAAGGTTAACAAGAGCGTCCGGACTGTTAAGTACCGTAGCGTTCCCACCGGGGACATAACCAACTTTACCCCACTCGTAAGAAGCGTTTGTAACCATTGTGTACCCGGCGATCCCATGGGGCTTTGCTACGCCGTCGCCGTTAACGAAGGCCGAACCTTCCTGCTCAGAGAACTCAACGGAGACCTCATCAGCCAGCCAGCTTGCAAGATCCATATAGGCATCGTCAAGGGCGACGTTGGTGGCACCAGGCTCGGCGTAAAGCTCTTTCTGGTTGATGGCAATTTCCCTGAGAGTCGGAGTTGCTGTCTCAGGACGAGACTCTCTCTCAGCCACCCAACCAGAACTTGCTCCACCCATGTTTACGAGCTTCTTATAGGTGTCAACGCCGATAGCCCTGACAGTGGCAAGATTTCTCATTACAGAGATTGTACCTGCTACCCTGTCAATAGCCTTGTCGAACTCAGGAGGGGCGATGATGTAACCGCCATCGGGATCGGACAAAGTGGACAGTCCGGCCTTTACCTGAAGCTGTTTCACATTAGCCAGGTTAGCTTCACCACCGGAACGAAACCACTTTTCAAAAGCGTCCTTGTGTTCGGCCCGAGCACCGTTAACTTCGGAGTCGCCCCCACCAGGGAGAGTCTTTGCCTGAGCAACTTCTTTGGCAAGGAGGTCAAGTTCGGCTTTCATCTTGGAAAGCTCGGTAACATCAGCGTTGATTTTCTCAACCTTTTCTGTCAATAACGGGTCAACCGTTCCTTTCGCTTCAAGTTTCTTGAGCCTTTCGTCGTTTGCAATCTTGAACTCTTCGTAAGTGTTACCAAGAGATGCTATCGCTTTTTTTGTTTCTTCCATATCAATTTCCCTGTTTAAATTTTTCAGTTATTTTGTTAATAAAGTCTACCAGTTCGGTCGCGGAGGCGGGGTCCGCTTCCGTATCTTTATCACCAAGTGCTTTCCAGCCTCTCGCAAGAATAGCTTTGGCTTGATTTGCAGAAAGCCCGCCTACATCTCGTAGAAGGGTCTCTGTGTCTCGTATATTTGGTTCTTCAGGAATCTGAACATGCTTGTATTGGTCAGGGCAGTTAGCATAAAAACTCATGTCGAAATGAGCCTCCACGGGTTTCCCTCCTCCGATTATTGTGTCAATAAAGCCTTTTTCTTTAGCCTCTTTAGCAGACAACCAAGTTTCCGCTTCAAGCATGTCCCGTAAGTCTTTTTTGCCGATGTTGGTATTATCAGCGTACATGTCAATAAGAGTCACGTTAATCTGTTCAAGAATGTCGGCTGTGGCTCTTAAATCATGCTGGTTACCCCACATGCCCGATAGGGGTTCGTGGATCATGATAATGGAGTTTTTATAAGCCTGTTTCTCATATCCTGCAACAGCGATATAGGAAGCCGCAGAAGCCGCAAGAGACTCAATCCGAGTTACGACTTTACCTGGGTGCGCCTGAATTGCGTTAAATATGGCATGGGCGTCAAACACATCGCCCCCGGGCGAGTTAACCCTAACAGTTACCTTCTTCTCCGCCATCTCCGCAAGTGTGTCTACGAAGCCTCTGGCTTCGTTATACGGCCACCCTATATAGTCATAGACCAATATCTCTGCCGTATCTGCGGTAACGTTTTCGACCTTAAACCAATCAGGCTTGTCCAGGGGTTTCTTATGCTGGGCAGCAATAAACTCTGCGTTTTTCTGATTTCTATAATCTAATTTCATTTGTCCTCTCCCGGGGCCTTTTCCCCTGGCGCTTCTTTAACAGAGCTTGTTCGTGTCCGGTATTCGTCACCTTGTGGACCGTACCCATTGTAATCAAGCATTTCACGAACTTCATTAGGGTTGAATATCTCTTTATCAATCGCCGTTGCAAAGCTTTCCATCTGCTCTTTGAAAGAGCCACGGAGAAGCCCTTCGGCTTTAAATTTGGCGTAGTATTTTACCCGGTCCGCCGGTGTTAACAGATCCCGGTAAATGGCTTTCTCGATGTTTACGATCCACGGCATCAATGCGTAGATAACGAAACCGATAGAAAACTGTTCGGCTGAGGCGAAGGTCGGGGTGCTGTCGGACGTACCCATTGCGGTAAGAGGCATACCAAAGAAGATGTCCACTATCTCTGACTTCTGGTAACGCCGCGTATCCAGGAATTGCGAGTCTTCCGGTGAAATCGTAATCGGGCTTGCCTTCATGCCTTCTTCAAGGAGCATCATTCGATGGGCTTTACCTAAGCCTGAATAAGCTGTTCCCAGGGAGTCTTTTAAATTGGTGTGAGCGTTTTCAGATAGTTTCCCGGGGTGTTCTACGATCATACTTGGGTGTGTACCACTTCCAAAGTACCTTGCACCGAACTCTTCAGTGGCGAGGCCTAGGCCGATGCTTTCCCTGATGTACTCAATGGGGTTCATGCCCATGTAGCCATTTAAAGTCATACCTTTAATGTGCATTATGTCTTTTCTGGGAACTACACGATGCTCACCGTTCGGTAGGCTCAAGTGATACCAAAGAGAGTAATTTTCTTTTTGCTCAACGCTTGTAACGATTCCCGGAGCAAACGGGATCAATCCTCGTAATTTACCAGCGGAAACTTGTTTAAGGGCAAAGAAGTTTCCTCTAAGAACCAAGTGGCCGATAACCATCCCCCAAAACTCAGAAGATGTCATCCAATCGTTCGGTAGGTCGTGGCATATTTCATAGAGGTGGAATCCTCTGGCGGGTTCTCGGTTCTTTCCTTTCCTCTCCATGATATGACATGGGAGCATCCCGATTACCCGGGAGAGGATGTGAACACACGAATAAACAGTAGCCTGTCGCATAGCCGATTCGCTGGAAACTGTAGCGCCTGACGTGGTACTTGAACCGCCGCCGAGGGTAGTACGGATTAGCCGTTCTATCTCTTGACTTACTGCTTTAGGCCGGGCCATCCGTGACATTATACTCATGTTTTATCTCTCATTAGATAACCGGCTGCCATTAAAATGAAACCGCAAACAGCAAATGCTATCCACGGTTCTTTTAGGTAGAGGCCGTAGCCAAGGCCGATCAAACCTCCGAAAAACATAGCGTCTCGGGTATCAATTTTTTGAAGTTGTTTGGTGCGGTAGAGGACGTAGAGGAAAACAAGGAAACCTGAAACGGCATAGCCTACCCAGGGCAGAAACAAAAAAAGACCGTAGCCCAGGAGTATAACTCCAGCTACAGCCAAAAGGTCTAAAAAGACCGCTTTGGAAAAGATCAAAGGTCTTTTGAAAGGCATTTAAAACTCCCGATTCAAGTGAATCTCAACTCCTATTTCAATATAGGCTCTCCCTAAATTTTTTAATTAGAAAACATTCTACCAGATTTATGTAATGATTGCAAGTAAAATACCGTTCAAAAAGTTAACACCCCCCGGGTTTCGTAGGCAGAAGGCTCTTCAACTTCGAGTTTATCGACGATGCCAAAAGCGTTGGAGAGGGCCGCCAAACCGTCGATTCGGCCTGTTGACTTGGATTTTGTTAGCTTCCGGTTCCCGGCAGGATCTTTTTCAAGTTTTGCATTTGACACACACATTTTTAGGATAGGGTGATCACCATGGGCGATCAAGCCGTTAAGAAAAGCCGCCTCCATCTTATCTAAAGCTGGCGCCTGGTCTTTATACCCTTGCCCATATTCGACGAGGGGTAGCTCCAAACCTGCTCTCTCCGCAGCTTTCTTGAAAACATCAATGCGCCACCTGTCAAACGCAATAGCTACCGGAGTGCAGTTACTCAGCACACCCATCATATGTTCAATGACAAAATCATAATCGACCGTCGCCCCTGGTGTGAGGATCAATAACCCTTCCTTCGCCCATAAGTCATAAGGAACGCCGTCTCTATGTGCCCGATCCTTGACACCCCTTTCCGGTGCGTAGAAGAAAACTCGAACCTGCCACACCGTTTCTTTTAACCAGATAACAGCTAACGCCGTCAAGTCCGTTCGGGCCGAAAGGTCAAGACCGCAATACACTTCTACCCCTTCTAACTCGTCAGGGACCGCATTACATGACTCAAACACCGCCTTTGAGATAAACGGCGTTGCAGCATCAACTCGTTGATTGAGATACAAGTTCCGGAAGGAGTTTTCCATCGAAGGCATCTGTCGAGCCTTCGCTGCGAAATCTCTCATTTCGGTCAAACTTCTAAAATCACCGAGAGCAGGGTTAGCCAAATACCAGTTTTCTTCATCCCAAGCGTCGTACTCTTCAGGGACAGTATAAAGGAAAGACACAAAAGTATCGTCCTCAATCTCACATTCTCTGATTTTCTCCCCGTAATCAATCAATTCAGAGAGAAGGGCGATGTCACTGGGGGCCTGGGTAGAAAACGTCCAAACCATCGGCGCATCATGGGCCGCCGTCGAAGTCAAAAGAGCGTCGTAAAGCGTCCGGTCGTTCCCGAACTCCGCCAGCTCATCAAACGCAATAAAAGACGAAGATTTACCCATCTTCCCTTTTTTCTCTCCTGAGAGGACGGAATAGATGGACCCGCTAACGGGGTCCATGATATGTTTTCGAGATTCTGTAACATTTAACTGTTTAGAAAGTTCTGGGTCCATGTAAACAATGTTCTTCGCATAATTAAAAAGGATGCCCGCTTGCTCCCTGTCCACACTGAGGCTATAAAGCTGCCCGTTCCTAACAGCTTCAGGGCCACAGAGATGGCAGAGGGTAAGAGCCGCTACAAACGAAGTTTTCCCGCCTTTTCTCCCCATGGATAACACCGCTTGCCGAACTAACTTTCGACCATCTGCGTCACATGGATCGTACGAACGTCTTAATATGTCCTTCTGCCAATCTCGAAGAACCATCATCTCCCCGGCACCTTTACCATCAGGGAGCCGCAAAGTTTCCATGAACGCGATAATCCGGCCCGAACGCTCAGTTGTCAATTATTACCCCTCAAACATTAACCCCTTCCGTGAACTGACTTCGACCTGGCTTTTGTCCGTTGATACACCTTTTTTCCTCAGTTTCGTCGATAAAGTTGCCATACTGGACGTGGTTTCCTTCATTATCTTGTACCAAGGGTTCTCTGTAAAGGTGTACTGTTTGGGTATTTCCGGCGCATCCGGGTCCCCGAACGTTGCTAAATCTGGAGGAACGTACACTTCATTCTGAATAACCGCCCCAAACTCGTTAACTTTCTTCGCTGCCAAGTACCTCTGGTGTTCCATATCGCAGAAAGCGGCCAACATAACCACCGTTTCTGCGTCAAACGTATCGACGGTATTGGCATTAACGATCTTTTTGAACAAATTCCTGGGCCTTTGCTCCATCCCTGCTGGCGGATTAGGCCGTTTTACTGTCTTTGGTTTTATCACAGCCAGCCTACTCGCTGGTTTTGGTCCTCGGGCACCCATCTGTTACCTCCTACATATTCCAAAAATGATTTGGGTCGTTGGGTGTGCCTTCCTGGTTACACCCTCTGTCTTGATCCTGTTTATGGTGTCTCTCGTGACAAGTGTGACAAGCGCTCCACAAATTACTCATCACAAGACGCTTCTCCGGTACTTTTGACACCTCTTCGATATGGTGAACAAGTGTAGCCTTCGTGTAGATTTTCCTTTCGAGACACCACTCACACAGAGGGCTCCGCTTTAACTTCATCGCACGGACTTTCTTCCACCGAAAATCGTAACCCCTCTCCCTCGCTGTCGGTCGGCTCAAGTTCCCCTCCACAAAAAGGACAGAAACTATGTAGAAGAATTTGTTCTACCTGCTTCTTCTGCCCCTCTAACGTTATAAGTATTTTCGTATATGTCTGAGACACCAACTGGTTTCCCTTTCTCCTGCAAGTAGTTTCCAAGCAAACCCTTTTAAGAGGTTTCTTCCACGTCTGTGTTTCAAATCTTTTAAGCAGTATCTTCTCAAGCTCTTCAATACAGTTACACATAATTACTCTCTCCTCTCTTAATCAGCTTCCAGAAATATGTTCCAGGAAAGCACTAACCCGTCAAACATCTCGTTAGGCTGTCCCCCATAAGTAAACTCCTTACCCTTCCAAACCGCAACCTGATAACCTTCTTCATTCCATTCAGGGCAATAACACAAAACCAAACGCCCTACTTGGGGTTTTATTTTACTCTCTACTCCTACCCATTCCACTACACTCTCCTTTTAGGTGACTTAACCCACCCTGCAAAAGTTATCCTGACTCCTGACTCGTGGAACATCTCTCTCGTTACGGCAAAGTCTCCTTTGTACGTTGGGTCTTCCCAATCTGGTTCGGCGCAAATGACTTCCTTGATTCCGGCCTGAACTATGGCCCTGGCACAATCGGCACAAGGAAACCAAGGAAGGTACATTCTACACCCCATTAGACGAAAACCGTTAGCCGCCGCATTGTATATGGCGTTACGCTCTGCATGTTCCGTCCAGAGATACTTCGCTGGCCTTTCGTGCCTACAGAGAACCTCATCGTCCAGGCCCCGGGGAAAGCCGTTCCAACCCATAGACACCAAAACGTTCCGTTCATCCACGATTACTGCGGCTGCCTTCCTGGACTTATCCTTACTCCAAGAGGCTATGTGCTCAGCTAACGCCATCCATCTCTTGTCCCACATACTCTTTCGTCCTTTTTAAGTGTTGCGCCCGGTTACCTACCCGACCCCATGCCGGACAGATTCTTACATTATAGGTCAATTTTTTGTAACCGAGCGCAGGTGAACTGTGAACTATCTACTGGCTAAAACGGCTACTTCATACGGCACCTCTCTTCTTTTTAGTTAAGTTAAACGCTTGCTGAACATGGGCTTCCGTGTAGCGCTTAACTCCCGAAGGGAGGCGAAGCGGTGTTATCTTCCCTGCTTTCTCCCAATACTGTAACGTCCTTCTGGAGATCCTT